GATCTGCGGCTAATGTCTGATGTTCGGCAGGGACTTCACCCGTTGGTAGCTCACGCAGCGCCTTTGGCTCATCGGAAATATATAAACGCTGTAGCGGTTTGAAATGGTGCATCAGACCGGTACCGGGGCGCAGTAAAACCACGCCCAAGTCTGACTGAGGAAAAGCAGTCAGTAACAATCTCATTAAGTACCACCTATGCCGCGTTAGCTGTCATCATCAATTCGACCAACTCTTTAATTTTTGAGTCAAAAAAATGTGGCTGAGTTTCACGGGGATTTTGTGGACTAGTGACATTCTTGCCATACACAAGGCCTTTGGTTGTCACACTCCAAAATTCACGCATACCATTTTTGGCTTTTGCTGAACTACTAGGGCGCTGTTTACGTTCTACGATCCCCAGTTGCTGTAATCGTAGGTAGGCTTTACGGGGCGAGACGGGGATATTGTTTTCTTTGAGGATTGCGCTTAGCGCTTTTGTGGGGAGACTGGAACCATCAACAGCATCTGCAGGGGCATCTATGGCATACGCAGGCATAAGCTGCGGTATACCGGCAAATTGTTGCAGAGTTTGGTATCCAGCTAACTTGGAAGAATTGGAGAGGTTAAGCATCTTAGCTGCAGATTCAAGGATCAGAATACCGGCTTTAATCTTATCTTCTGCTGTAGTTGCTGATTGAGAGGTTTGGATTGCGTCAAACGTGCGTATAACTTTCAAATTAAAAGCGGCGCTAATCCACATGGCATAGGAGTAAACAAGCTCTTTGCACACATAGGTGCCGGGATTATCACCACCATGAATAACACTAACAGGCTGGTTTCCAATCAAAGGCGGGATCTCGCCCTTGGTTAGTTCTTGAACGAGCTCTTGCGTCTGTACTTGAGCTAGCCAGTACTTAGGGCGATGACGGTTTTCGCCACCAGCTGCACGATGAAGGTCGTTAAGGCAATAACGGCCGGAATTATCTTGGCATACGGCAAAGCCGTCGATAGCAATCAACTGATTCATTTTCTTTCTCCACACATGTTGTCACAAGGCTCCGCTCGATTTTCTGCATAAAAACCGGAGCCAACCGTTGTTCTACTCATGCTATCTATTCCTGCATGAATAGACCGAGCCCGTTCAATATATTGCTTATTAATCATGATGTCACCTAAGAACTGGCATTTTATCCAGCAGATCATGCGCATGCCGTCACCTCATCGATCACCAACTCAACACGACCACCTTTAACAACAGGCCCCCACTTAGCTGAAAGCTCTTTTATCTGGCTATCGTCAGCCCATACATTTGCTTTTGTTAGCGCATCAAACAGAGCCTTGAAGTAGTTATCCAGATCGCGGCGCGCCTTGGTTGGTGGGAACAGCACAACGGAAACAGAAACGTTCTCAGTAATCGCCTTCGGCTTACGGCGTAGTTGCTCGATGACCATCGCGTATGTTTCAACCTGATACTTACGCCCACGTTCGCTCACTAGATGCTTACCGATTGAAGCGCCCTTATTCGGGGCGCGCCAGTAACCATTTACGCTGGGTGGAAATGGAAGAATCAGTTTCATAGAATCCTTAAATCTCAAATGCCATCTGAACGCTAAACCGGTCTTTCTCTGGGCAATAATTCAGAGATGATGCAGAGTTAAAAGCTTCTATGCGCTCAACAAGGACTGCAGCACGCGTTTCTTTAGAAGCAGGAGCGTAAGCACTTTTGTTCCATGCCTTATCTATCCCGATATTCCTAGCAACGTTTGTGCTATCAGCTGATGAAAGTGGAATGTGAGAGAAAATATCTTTATTCAGCATGCGAAGACCGTGAAGTTTGGTAATTGGATAGCCATTTGAATCGACAACATTACGGATCAGGTCGCGTAATTTTGCCCGACAAGCACGTGGGCGCTTTGCGTCGTACTCCCCCATTGAACCAATGCATACTCGCGGGAACTCATGACATAGTCTGATGAATCTCTCGTCTGGTTCATTCATATGCCATACTGGTGCACCAACGAATTTTCCGTGAGGCCATTCAGCGATTAACGCATCGTTCTCTTCGCCAGTTCCGCCGATAACATCCGGGATTACAGCGAAAGCAAAACGAGGATGGTTCCCCCAGCGCTCAACAAATGCGTAATACTCATTCCAGTTAACCATTTGGCTCTTTGTCCAGAAGCTGAATGCCCCGTTATCCAGAGCGAAAGATTGGGTTACCTCTGAAGCCAGTTGTAGTTGGCTGGAATTTGCAAAGCTAATAAATGCATGGCGCCCTTTCCATGCTTTGAGTGCGCACGTGTCAGGCGTAATTGGTCCGCCGTGGTAATGGATCATGCTGCAACCCCCACCAACTTTTCAGCCATACGACGAACCTGCGCCAGAAATGCATCTCCCCGAGTGATTAGATCATCGCGGGTGACATAACTGATTGCTGGACCGCGCCACTGCTTATCAAGAATGACAACAGCACCGGCAAAAAATGCACCGGTAGGCTTTTGCTTCTCGTCAGCGGGTTTGAACCACACAGGCAGATCAAAACCAATACGCCCACGAATAAAAGCAACATGATCGGCTTCTTCTGGCCACCATACTTCGCTGGTTGCCGCTTTAATGAGGAAAATGTAACGACCGCCCTTCTCGCGCATAGCCATCGCATGATCGATAATGTGCCGCATACCTGTGACATATTGCCCGTCGTACTCTTTAGCGCGACTGTAAGGGGGGTTTGCGTATGCCGCGCCGCCCAGCTCTTTTAGACGTTCTGACCAGTCCTGAGTCAGTGCGTTGTCTTCGGCGGTGTAGTACGCATCACATTTAGCATTATCAGCATCAGCAAACAGATCGAGAGTGATTGGCCCAAACATCGCGTTAATGCCCCAGAACAATGACTCAGGGGTACGCCACTGATCTCCAACGTCTTTGATGTAATGTTCTGGCTCTGCGCGTTGAGCGGCTAAAGCGGCGCAGTATGGGTTGATGTCCATATTCACGACAACACCTCCAAACGAACAACCGTTTCATAGTCCATGCGCGGATCAGCCGTGACATCCGTTGCTCTGCAATGCATTGAACACTTATTACGGCATTTAACTGCGTGTTCCATATCTTCCTCGGTACCGCAATTCTCAATGACTCGTGACCATTCGTATTCAGCGCGGCGCCACTGTTTTGCCGCTTCACAGCGTTGGGCTCTTTCCTGATGTAGCTGAACAAGTGCTGGCCGGTGGCGGCGAATTACTGGCATGGTTTGTTGTTTCACAGGGCACCTCCGGTACGCTCTACGAGCCACTTTGGTAAATCGCTTCTGTCCACCGGTTTTGCTTGTTCTCGAGGCTGTTCGCTTGAATAACCGTTTCTAAAACCGGCAGGGATCGATGAGTAATCCTGATTTGAGAAATCCATATCAACGTAGCCTTTCGGCTTGGCTTGGTTGCCTTTTGACCATTGAGTGCGAGGCGGTCGGCCAGCCTTGGACCAGTTGGACGCAGAACTCAGGTATGCTGGGAACTTGTTCGGACGGAATAACGTGACAGGGTTCAGGTTAGAAGCCATCTCCAGATTGCTTGCCCAGCGCTCGACGCTGAAATCGACAACCAATACCAGCTCATCAGGGGTGAACCCATCACGCAGGCGGGCTCGAATGTTCTCGAGTGAGGATTTGCAATTCTGGTAGCGGGATGCGGTCACTTGGTTCAGATGTTTGAGTACCTGAATCGCTTGATCAGTAATTTCTACCTCTGGGTCGGTCGGCGCAGCCGAACTGCCCACAGTGTTTTTATCTGATGTGATCTCTTGAGTACTCTTTGTAGTGATCTCTGTAAGAACATTAGGACAATTTGTCCCAATGGAATCCCCCGCTTTTGTCCCATTGCATGGGGTCACTTTGTCCTTTTGCATTTGGACATTTTGTCCTAATGGAGTTGGACAATTTGTCCCAATGGAATTGTTGATAATTTCGGCGTCATCTAGCGCCGCGTGATCGTAGTTAATAGCGTAGTATTTCGTTTGGTCACGCTTATCTTTCGATAGCTTTTCGCCAGTGATAAGCCCTTGTTTTTCTAAAGAAGTAAACGTGCGGCTTACTGTTTTCTCATTCCAGAACTTAAACTGCTTGTGCCACTCTCTGATTGAGTTATATACCCAGCGACGACCCTCATGCTCGATACCTGAGTTTGTCTCAGTAAGCCAGTATTGAATCTGTTGAAGAACGATGGC